ATTTACTTCAATGTCATTATTCACGGTGGAATTCGGAGTTGTAAGCTCATTAACAACAGATACAGTGAGCACACCATTGCCAGCAGGAGCTGCTGGTAAAGCTGTGTTTGAATACACATCTGAAATAGGATCAATTCCCGGTACAGCGTGATCCAACAACGAAACAACTTGACCATTTGATACAGTGATGGTGTAGTCATTTGTTTCAGCTAAATCAATGACGCGCAGAAAATTCGTGTTATACTCTAAACTACTCTGGTAATTTGGATCATATGAAAAACGGACCCTACCTTTGTGGTAAGCTGAGCACACAAATTGAAATCTGTATTTGAGCGTTCCCTTCCAATACTGAAAGGGTAAAGCTGCCATAGCGCAAGCTGGGAAGTTGAAACTTCCAGATGAACCGACAGCCCATGTGACGGGTGAAACAGCTGTATTCCAGAGCAATGACTCTGGTGCAGCAGAATTTGACCAAGTAAACGATGTAACGTATGATTCTCTTGAAGCTATGGAAGAAATTACCATATCATCTTGCGAACCAATGCCTGATATTCTCGGGTCTATTGTCAACTCTTGATTTGAATCAACCGTCATTTTATGGCACGTATCACCTGTGTTAGTAACAGCAAGCGAGGCATTTGCCAATGGACGAAATGATTCCGGACTCTTCGTTTCAGATGGACGAGCAAAACCAAACAACTTAGCAATGGATGCTGTTGCAGTTGCTGCCATAGCAGTGGCCATAGCAAATGGTTTGATTGCAGGTATCATTGATAACGAATTTGCGATTTTAGCAATAGTTGTTGCTGGTCCAGAAACAATACCTTTCTCATTCACCTCTTCTGTTTCCTTTCCCATCTGAGGAGAAATCGAAGCAGGACTAAGCGATGTAAGCACTGACATGTGCAAGTCCTCTGCCATGGCAAAGATACTTATAGTTACATTATCAGTAGCATTATTTGCATGTTTAAGATCGTTCAAGGATCTCAAATAAATTTGTCCTAATTCATCCCAACCTTCATCAGGAATAGACACATAATTGGTATATGAGAAGAAAGGTAGTGTCATTTCACCGCCTTGTGATCGCGTGGGATCCAGATAAATATGTGGCAATTGTGAAGCCTGAACCAAATGGGCACGGTCTCCGTTGATAACAGACAATGTATCAAACTCATCAAAAGGAAGATAAGCCATGATTAATCGTCCATAATGAAAACCATTTCCATTGATTACCGCTTTGAGTTTAAGTTTTGACCTAA